TCGCGCCCTTGGTCTCCTGCTGGCCCTCTCCGGACTCCTGCTTCTCCTGCTGGCCCTCACCCTCACCTGAGCCGCCGGAGTCGCCGCCTGCGCCCTCAGAGCCGCCCTCGTCGGCCATCATGGTGGCACTGCCGAACGTGGCCCGGTGGTGTTCGAGGAGGGCTTCGATGCCTCCGGGTGCGTAGGGGTCGATTCCGTGAATGGTGCGGTGCTTGTGCATGACGGCCTCCAAGGCATAAAAAATGCACCCGACCTGTTTGGTGGGTGCTCTAGGTGGGTACTTGTTGTTTAGCGTGCGGTCAGTGACGTCCGGTACGCGAGGTTCTTACGGTCGTTGGTTTCGCGCCAGTCGCGGAACTCGGCTTGTGCTTGGCGGAGCTTCCGGCGGGTAGCCCGAGCGGGTTCGGAGTCCTTGCCGTGGATCTCTTCGTCCACGATGACGCGGCGCTTCCATTCACGGACACGACGCTCGTAGGCTCGCTGCCGTTGCCGGAGTGCGTCGCCTTCCGGGTCCTCAGTACGTCCGAACGGTTTCGTGACCCCCACAATGTACAGCCCTTGTGAGTGCCGGCAGTTATGTACTAAGATGGAGTTTAGAAGGTAACCACCGAAACTAGTCTGAAAGTCGTAGGCATGACCCCTAAACCACTTCCGGTCAACACGGACAAGCTCATCAACCTCTACCTCGCAGGGCAGTCCTGCCAAGACCTCGCTCGTGCTTTCGGAGTCAGCGACACGACCCTCCGCCGTAGGCTCAAGGCCAATGGTGTGACGATCCGCCAAGGCCCCAGTTACAGAGGCCCCGACAGTGAGGAGGTCAAGGTCAAGCGAGCCGTTACCCGCGAGTCCCTCACTCTTCACGCCGGCCCTACTGAGGACATCGTGGCCGCACTGTTGGACTCCCTCGGTGTTGGATACCGGCAACAAACCGTCGTCGGTCACTACAACATCGATTTCACCCTGACAGAACTTCCCGTCGCCGTGGAGGTCGTCACCGGAGCTAGCAACCCTCGTACTCGGGTAAAGCGACCGGAGCGCATCGAACTTATCCGCAACTCCGGATTCCACGTCATCGAGTTCATTGCGAACTACGGGACCATCAAGGCTCCCCCGAATCTTGCCGGCGCGAAAAACCTGATCGCCTTGGCGGAGTCCTTCGGCAGGAACCCACCCACGAGAGGTCAGCACAGGGTGATTAGGGCTGACGGTGAACCGTACACCCCCCGCAGTTTCCAGCTCGATTGATGGTCCCTCGTACCAGGCGCGGACGGCGTTCTCAATGCTCCCGACTGCTGAGAACTGATGATCGCCGAGAATCGCGTTTGGGTGATACAGGCCGGAGAGGGTGGCTTCCGCGACCGTCCCAGCCACGTTCACGCCGTCGCTGAGTCCCCCGCGAGTCCTGCCGCTGATGGAGAGGACTTTCCCCTCCCACGGACGACACAAGGCGCATTCCTCGGGCGCATCCGAGACGATGACAAGATCCTGTCCGAGGTCGCCCAGCTTGTCCGTGTGCCCTTGCAGGGAGGCCTGCGCGGCCTGTGTGCGTGCGGCCATCTCCGCGTAGGAGGCGAGTTCCCAGTTCCGGCCGGACACGTCCGTGAACCCGGTAACACCCCTAGAGGCGTACCGTTTCAACGCCTGCGCCGACGCTTCCCGCCGTGTGAGCGTCCCGGTGAGCATTTGCGCCGAGGTCTCCCGCGTCACCGCATCATAGGTATCGGACACCCAGCGGCGCACCCGGAACAGTGTCGAGTTCAACGGCGCCAGCGTCGCCGACACGAACCCGCCAATCGACGGCGGCACCGGTGGTGAAGCCAACGCCCCCGCACCCCTACCCACCGCTTCCAAGTCCGCTACGGCGGCCGCGGTCCCCCGGTTGTACGCCATCCGCATGGCCCGTTCCACAGCACCCGGCACACCCCGCTCCAAATCACTGAGCAGTGTGTCGAGTTGCCGGTTCAGGTCTTGCAGGTCCGCGTACTTCCGGTCCAACCACGTCTCAGACGTGATGCCCTTGCCGATCTGCCTTGCGAGGCGATGAAGTATCGCCTCCTCGGCGTCCTGGTACACATCGCGTATCGCCTTGACGAGCTCACTAGCGCTGTTCGGCGAGAGCGGCATGGTGTGATCCTACTCGCTGTTGGATAGACGCTGTTCGGCTTCGTGGATCGCCAGCCAAAACAACGCTTCCTCGAAAGCGTTCTTAGCTGTCTCGCGGGTGACCAACCGCCCGTCACAGTGCCACACGCCGCCGTCGAACGTTGCGGGCGGCTTCTCGGCTTCCACCGTTACGACTTTCACGGTGAGCGTTCCAAGGCTTATCGCCATCATGCCTCCAAGGTTGCTTCTGGTGGTCGGAAGGTGTCGGGGTCCTCAACCGGCGGCAACTCGTCCTCCGCCATGATCTTGGCGACCTCTTCCTCGATCCACTGCTCGTCCGCGGAAGGGTTCACGATGCGGACCATCGTCTCCGTGGAAGCGGCCTTCGCGTTCCGTAGGGTTTGGACGATCTGCGCCAACACCAGCGGGTCCTGACGGGAAGCCGACGCGAACTGCACATCCACCTTCGGATCAGCGTCACCCCCACCATTCAGCAGGACAGCATCAATAGCGAGGCACTTCCGGAGGAGCCGTTCAATGGCCGGCTCCCACGCCCGTATCTTCCGCTTCCGCGTCTGCTGCGAGAGTGAATCCTCAGAGGACACTTCGGTCGCCGTCTTATCCGTGGCGCCGTGCTCCCCCGCCAGCCCGAAGGATCGCGGTGAGTACCCTGCGGAGCGGACGATTCGGTGGAGGATGTCCTCCATGATGCGCAGGTGTTCGTCCACGCGGATCTTGAACTGGACCTGCTCGATCGGCATCTTCGCGGTGTCCGCTTTGCCCGGAGGGTTGTTCAGACCGGTGAACAGCGACGAGTCACGGAACACAGCACCCTGACCGGGGCCGTTCGTCTGGAGCATCGACTCGGCCACCAGGAGGCGGGACTTGCCGTCCTCGAGGTCCCGCATCAGGCTTGTGTACGTCTTGTCGTAGGCGTCCAAGTCACCGAGGAGGCCCTCAAGGTCGCTACGGCCAAGGTGTGCGCCGAGCGGGTGTTTCCGCCACACCTTCGACTGCTCAAGGTTCCGCACATACTCGACGTCAAGCCCCGGAGTGCCGGTGCTGATCGTGTCCTGATCGATCAACGGCTGCGAGGCGAGCCACGCGGTTTCCGGCCGGTCAGCGTACGGGCGACGTGATCCGAGATGGTCTTTCGTGCCCTCGTACAGGCCGTGCCGGATCACACCAACACCCGCGGCGTCGAGCTCGTGGCATTCAAGATGACGCCAGACGGTCGCGTTCTCCTCCGCCAGCACCCGCCAAAACGTCACAGCCGTCAAACGTCCCCACCGGAACGTCGGCCATGCGAGGTCCGCGTCCACCTTCGTGATGAACGCATGAGGATGCACCGCTGTGTCCCAGGTGGCCCGGAGGAACGTCCCACCCAAGCCACTGGACAGCTCTGCGGCGCCGACGAACACGGTGTGCGCGGACTCGAGGATCAGGTCGAGGCGCTCCTGTGTCTTTTCGTCAGGTTCTTGGTCGTCCTCAACGGCTACGGTCGCGGTGATCGGGTCCGAGAACAACAGGTCACTGTTCACCCGGCAAATATCCGACGCGAGCGGGGCGTGCATCTTGATCTCGTTACCGGAGGGGTCCTGCTTGCCCCAAAACACGCCGATCGGGCCGATGTTGAAGCCCTTCGCGTACCCAGTACCCGTCTTGTAGATGCCCTTGAGTGTTTCCGTGTCTCCGGTGATCCACGCGTCATAGGTGGCGTACACGTCAAGGATGGGTGAGAGTTCAGCCGGCGGCCACTTCTGATCATTGCCCGGGAGCGGCATGCGGCCTCCTAAGCGGCTAGTTGAACGGCGCTACGCCAATTCGTTTCAGTCGTCGTGATCACATACCGGCCACCATCCAACGAATGGTCAGCAACCTTGAGCGGCTTGTCGTCGCCCTTCTCCGTCGCCGCAGGATCCCAGGAATAGCCGGGGGCTTCCTGGTTGAACCCGACGCACCGTTCCGTGGTGTGCAACTTCTCCGCCGACAGCAGGGACGCCATGGTCCGGATCCCGTAGAGGACGTCATTGTCGGCGTTGATGACGTTGTTGACTCCGTCAGCGCCCAACTGGACTTTGAACGACGCCGCGGCGGGGTCCACGATCGTCCATTCCGGCCGGAGCGTGGACACGTACGGCAGGTGGGGTTGGTCGATCCATTCGCGCATCCGGCCGCTGATCTGCGAGTCCGTGAGACGCATCTGAGCCTGCGCGGCGTCATACCGCCACTCATCAATCAGATAGAGCCCGCTGTCCGCGCCGAGGCCGAGCAGGAGGGCCGTGGAAGCGTTCGTCGTGCCGTAGTCCACACCGACCCCGAGGAGGCGTGTCATCTGCGGGAGACTGTTCCACTGCACAATGTGCTTCGCCGGGTCCCACATGTCGAAGATGGCACCCTCAGCGGCAACCCATTCACCGAGGACGTTCCGCCGATAGTAGAGCCCGGTATTCTCGCGGCGGATGGCCGCTTTCTGGTCCGGGTGCAGGCGCGGGTTGTCGTCGATGAGGAACTTCCACACCGCCCAGTCCGGCAGTTGTGTGAGCCGGTCCAGGAACTTCCGTTTCAGCCAGTGCGCGGGCGAGTCCGGGTTCGTGGTTCCGAACAGTTTCGCGCCGTGCCACAACCGGTTCAGGAGCTGCGTGAAGAAGTCCTCCCGTAGGAGGGTGACCTCGTCCACGTACGCGCCCGCACACGTCAGGCCGCGGAGGATCTGCTCAGACCGGATGTCCGATGACCCGAGCACCCATACGGTGCGCCCGAGGATCGTCGCCGTGGGTGCGCCGGCCGTGTAGTGGACGTGCTTCGCGAGTGGCCCGAAGATCCCCGGGTCCATGAGCGGTGCGAACACGTTACGTGCCGCACTATCCCTGGTCCTGGATACGACGATCAACTCGCCGCGGACGTTCGACGTGGCAACGTAGATCAGCCACCGCAACAGGGAGGCAATGGTTTTGCCGGATCGGACGGCGCCTTCCCACAGGTTTACGCGGGCCGTGGATTCGCGGACGGAGAGGAGCTGCTTGTCGGATAGTGCGACTTCCTCAAGCATCGTTGATCCCCAACTGTCCGGCGAGGTTAGCGATCATGTTCTTCGCCGATTCGACACCGTTGTCGTTGTCGAGCGCTTCGAGTTTGGTGACCTTGTCCAGGTAGATCCCGATGGCGGTCGCGTGGTTCCGTTCGACGTCGGCTGGGGGTTCGGTGTCCTCGATGACTTCGGTGGTGTCTTTGAGGGTGACCACATACCGGTACGTGTCGGACTCGAGGCGGGTGAGGATGGACTCAACCCGACCGTACAGCCGTGAGGTGATGTCAGCGCGGCGCTGCTTGTTGTCGGCCTGCTTGGCTTTGGTGGCGGTCTCGGTGGCGGTCCGGTCGAACGTCAGCCCTGCGGCGGCGCAGATCTTCGACACACTGTCGTTGGAGACGCCGGCCCTGCGCGCTATCTCGTTGCGTGGTAACCCTTGTGCGTGGAGGTCGCGGATTTCCTGCCGTTTCTGTTCGGTGATGCGAGGCACAAGCCGCTCACCCCCTTTAGTTGGGCCTAGAAGTCGGTATTGGCGCGGCGCTTGGCTTTCGCGTCAGCATCACGTTGTATACGGGCACCATCGACGAGTGCGGTGATGTAGATCGTTAGGATCGCTGCGACTACTCCCACTGCGGTCCAGCCGTGTAAAGCGTCGCGGGCCAGCCACAGGAGTCCAATGGCTGCGATGAGGTAAACAACATAGCCGAGGTTTTCCCTCATTATGCGTCCATGAAGTAGCGCTCGGGCTGCTCCCACGAGTACGTGGTCCCGCAGTCTTTGTTCGTGCAGACCAGCCACGGGCATTTGCTGGTGCAGTGGAGTTTCGAGTATTCGCGGGCGTTATGGCCGCAGACGGGGCATTCAACGTCATGCACGGCAGCCCCCGTATCTGTGAACTGAGGGGGCAGCATCAACCCGTGACGTTTCGGCCACGTTTGCATGCCCCCGAGTGGACCGTGCGGGAGTCGAACCCGCTACTCGTTGCCGTTCGGCCCTTGAGCCCCCGTAGGTGGTGTCATTGCCAGCGAGAAACCCTTCGCTTTGGGATGTCCGGGTCACCCGGATTCCCCGCCACTACGGGCGATTATGCTCTAAACCTATGTGACAAGTCGTCGCCTGTCAAGCGACATGCCCGGTACTCATAGGGCTAGTCCTGAACATGGGATTCCCATACTTAGAAGCCTTCATCCTCACCCATAGGTTCCGGACCTTCCGCACCTGGTAGCGCTTCTGTGGGACCTTCTGGCCTAGAACCTCCGCCAGCCAGCGCTCCTGCTCATTCACGTGCCGGAGTAGTCCACGAGACACCCACTTACGGATGGTCGCAGACGGTAGCGCTTCTCCCGTTACTGGGTCGGTCAGCATCCGTGACACCTGCGTTGACGTCCCGGTCTCCATGCCTGCCGCAAGCAGAGCTTCAAAGCGCCACGACTGCACGTCCCACTCCCCACCGCATGACCGGCAGTGAGCCACACCTGAGCCGACTCTCGCGTACAGAGGTGCCCCGCAGACGACGTCGGACGTGTCGGTGGGACACATGCCGGCGAACACCCTCGACGGCGGCTTATCCGTCCCCCTACGGGCCTCCCACACGGCGGCATGGAACTCATCGCACATGTCCCCCGCCCAATCGGCGGCCCGGAACACGCCGCCCTGCTTCCGGAGCCACTTCGCGCACGACGCCGGCGACCGCATGTCTCCCGGCTTGGTGGGTACGCCGTGGTCGAGGATCATCGACGTCCATGAACGGATCAACGCGGCGAGCTCATGCCCGGTGGCGCTGGCCTTGAAGTCCACGATCAACGCAGGCTCACCGCTGGCCGCGGTTACAGGGTCGGTGTAGTGGGTGGCCCGGATGGTGGTGTCCCACAGGTCGGTGAGGATACCGGGGATCTCATCCAGGTCCCGTTCGAGCCGGCTGGTGTGGTCGTGGCAGAGGGTGATCCCGTCCCCTGGTTGTACCTGACACCCGGCAACTGTGCACACCATGATTCCCCTTTATCGTCTGCTGATACCCATTTTATCGCTTTGTAGGGCTTATTCGATGTGCGGGTTTCGAGTGTTGTTGCGGCGGTCAGCCTCCCACAGGTCGTCTTGTGCTGTCTCCAGTACGACGGGGAGGCGGAGGATGCGGGCGTTGTGGCACCGGCATTCCTTGTGGCCGCAGTTGTAGGGTGTACGGCAGCGGGCGCAGCAGCGGGTCATGGTTCGAGTCCTTCGATGGTGGTCATCCGCCAGTCACGGAACTTCTCCCCGCGGTCGCTGCGATCCCAGTACCCGACGTCCTCAGCGCATATCTCGTTGGCTGTGTAGGTGCGAGAGAAGTCGCGGCGCTCGTCCTCGTGGGTGACGATAATAGTCACGGTCCTGACGCGGGTCGGGTTCGATCGGGGATAGTTCACTTCTTCTCCTTCTTCGGGTGGCAGGCGCACTGTCGGTTCTTCCGGCACTTGCCGCTGTAGAAACTTCTACAACACCATTGGCGGCAAGTGGTCAGCATGCGAGTGGGATGTTGTTCTTGGCCCGGTATATCGACTCCATGCGGTTGAGGCACGCGTCGTAGATGCCGCGCCAACCGCACGCGTTGTCTGACGCGAGGAGCTTCCCGTCGTCGTCGAGGATCTCGTAGTAGTAGACCCACATGTGCTTGGGGCGAGGCTGGTCAAGCCAGCCGCCCCGATACTTGGGTGCCGGTTCAAGGTTCGCGTGGATGAATGCCTTCATGCTCTTCCCCATTCGGTGTATGGGTGGTCGGATGCGTGCGGGCCGTCGTGCTTGTGTTGGCGTCGGCATTCGCGGAGGTCACCATCCGTGGTGATGTGCGGGTCGCGGCAGGCTTGCTGGTAGGGGGTGTAGATCATCTCAAGGCGGGTGTCAGCCATCGGGGATCAGAGCGTCCCGGCCGGGATTACTCGCAGGATTTCCGTCCCCGCATCGACGCTGGCAATGCAGGTGCACACGTACCGGAACAGCCCACGGGTTATTCGGCCTCGAGTACTTATGCCGACCAAGGGCGCATAGCGTCAGCCTAGCTATCCACATGATCATCTCGGCACCTTCCCGTTCCGTAGTAGTGGTGGCGCCCATTCGATGCCCCGTACAGCGCGGGCAACCTGACGGGCCTCGATAGCCTGGCGCTTCGACTCACGGCGGGTCATGTGGTCATCCCGTTCCCAACCACATCGAGGGCACCAGCGGGCGGGCCATGACTCGACGTCACTCTCGTCGTATCCCTCGGTGTCGTCGTAGCCCATCCATTCGGGGCATACCGGACCTTGACGCCCGCAGACGCAATCCGGGTTACTGCACCATGTGAGGCCATTATGAAAGCTCACTTCTCAACCTCTTCCCGTTCATTCCGTCGTTTCAACTGGTCGGGTTGTTGCAACCGTTGCGGGATCCGGCGACGTTACCCGACCGACAACCCGTCATGCGGCGTTCTCTTTCAGTTCGGTGTGGGCGTGGATCGAATAGGCGGGGCAGTCAGGGTCAGGGAACAACACGGTGAGCCCCCGCGAACGGATACACGTACAACGGGTGGCGCTCATGCGGACTCCAGTGCGTGCGGCAAAGTGGCGAAGCGATAGAGCACGTCGAGCGCCGCGTACTTTCGTTTCGCGCCCGCCTTTTCCCAGTCGCTCAACTCGTCATCATCGAAAGCGCGAACGGACTCAATCCACTGCTCGTAGCGGCACTGTTCAGCCAACTTCCAATATTCAGCGGCCAGCTCACCATCACCGAACCACTTCCACATGGCGTCTACCTCGGCCTGCTCTTGTGCGTAGACGAACACCCTGCCGGACTCGGTAGGCACGTCGAGGTAGTCACCGTCCGCGTTCCGCTCGTACACAATCAACTCGTCACTCATGCGGTTTCATCTCCTGTGTCGGGCACAACGGGCGCAGTCGTGTGAGCCAACTGGTCACGCAACCTCTGATCCCGATGCACCCACCCGTTCTCCTGTAACCACTGTTCGAGGTACGGCATGGCGCGGGGTGACACTTCAACACCCTCAATGTCCGTGCACCAGGTGACACTCTCCGAG